CGCAACTGCATTGACAACACCGCTTTGCCCGTCACGCACGCCCTTTGCAACGCCTTCCATCAGGCTTTCGCCAACGGCTTTAAAATCCGCCTGATAGCCTGCGATTTCTTCCTTCGCCGTTTCGGTCAGCTGCTTTGCCTGCTCTGCAACAAGGGGCTGCTGCTCCGCAATCCCTTCGGAAACACCCTCCGCACTGACTGCCTGCATACTCTCGGATACCGCTGTGCCTACGTTGGAAAGCTCCGTTTTCATGCCTGCCAGAAACTCCGGCAGCTGTCCGGTGTAGGCTTTCTCCAAGGCATCAAATTCGCCCTTGTAGAATTTTTCCGCAACGCCCTGCGCCATCTGCTGCTTCTGCTCAAACAGAGAAACATACTCATCCAGCTTCGTATCAGACATGGAAAGCAGCTTGTTCATGTAGTCTATGGCATCCTGCACGCCCATGCCGGCAATCTCGCCCATCAGGCTGTCGGAAATACCTTTTTCCTTTAACTGCTCAAGGGCATCCCCGTATTTTTCCAGCTGCCTGATGTCATCCTTGAGGTTGCCCAGTTGGAACAGCTCCTTGCCGTCCTCCGTTTTCACACGCTCGAATAATTCTCCATAATCGGCAAGCTTGCTTTGCAGGCTGTCCTGCTTGCGCTCGATGGTATCCAGAGCAGCTTCGTATTTCTGCTGGAATTGCTTCAGCAGAGAAATTCTCTCCTGCAATGCCTCCTGTTCGGCAGCCTTTTCTGCTTTTGCCTGCTTCTTGTTCCATGTCTCCTCGATTTCCGCAATCTCTTTGAGAATCTTCTGACGGTCTTTTTTCTTCGCCTTATTCAACTCCGCATTTTTCTCTGCCAGCTGCTTTTTGTGGTCTGCCAGTTCCTCCGCCGCCTGCTGTGCGTCCGCTTGCTTCTGCATTTCCTTTAAGGCGGCGTTCTGCTTGGTCAGCTCTCTTTCCAGAACATCCCCGACCTTCTGCGCCGTTTTCTTGGCGTATGCAACCGCTGTTTCCGTTCCGGCAAACGCATCTATAATGCCATTCGCAACAGTTTCCGCGGCATCCACCGCCATCTGTCCGCTTTCCTCGATACCGACAGCGATACCCTCGCCGATATATGCGCCGACCTCCTCCTTCATCAGCTTAGAGGGGGATGCAATCTTGAACAGTCCCTTCAGCTTGGAAAGCAGGGTATCCTTTATCTTTCCGGCAACATTTGCAATCTTTGACAGGCTGTTTTTGATGCCGCCGACAATACCGTCAATAATGTACTTCCCGATGTTCTTCAGCTCGGTTGCAACCTCGCTGCCCGTAATCTTGGATTTAAACTTGGAGAAGGCGTTCTTCGCCGCCGTTGCCATGGATTCTCCGGCTTTTTTCACGCCGTTTGCAACCCCGTCAATCAGCTGTTTCCCCAGATTGAGCCATTGGAATGCCATGAACGCCGCCACAATCGCCTCTATGATTTTCGGGATATTGACAACCAGTGTAGGAATCGCCTGCACCAGACCCACCGCAAGCCTTGTGATGAGGTACAACGCCGTATCCACCAGCTTGGGCGCATTGTCATTGATAACATTCGCAATGTTGATGACAATCTGCGGTACGGTTTCAATCAGCTGCGGCAGGGCGGCAATCAGCCCCTCGCCCAATGCAAGGATAATCTGAATCCCTACGTCAATGACAGTATTTGCGTTTTCCGTCAGATTTTCTACCAGTGTCGAAATCGTTTCGATTGCAACGGGAATAATATTCGGCAGGCTTTCCGTCAGCCCATCCGCCAGAGAAACCGCAAGGCTCGCCGCCGTATCCGCCACCATCGGGAGCAGCTCTGCAATGCCCTCCGCAAGTGTACCCACGATGGATAACGCCCCTGCCGCAAGGCTGTCTCCATTCTCCTGTATGCCCTGCGCCAGTGCGCTGATGGACTGCACGCCAAGTTCCACCAGATTTGGCAGCAGTTCATTTGTCAGTGTCGGCAATGCGGATGCAATCTCCGGTGCCAAGCCTGCAACCAGCTTCCCCATGCCCTCAATCACAACGCCGATACGGGGCAGAAGGTTATCCGCCACCGTGCCGATGCTTTCAATGAAATTGCTTAACAGCATATCAAAGTTCTGCGTATCATCCGCCATGCCGACCATCAGATTCGCCCATGCTGCCTTCATGCTGGCAACACTGCCTTGAATGGTGGTGCTTGCCTCCTTCGCCGTTGTGCCTGTGATGCCCATTTCCGTCTGAATCACATGGATTGCCTCTACAATATCGGCATAGGAGGAAAGGTCATACTTTACGCCGCTGAGCTTTTCCGCATCCGCAAGTAAACGCTGCATTTCCTCCTTCGTGCCGCCATAGCCGAGCTTGAGGTTATCGAGCATGGTATAGTTCTGCTTGGCAAAGCCCTGATATGCGTTCTGGATGGATTCCATTGCGGTACCCATCTTATTGGCGTTATCCGCCATATCCGTAATGGCAAGGTCTGCCGCCGCAGCCGCCTTTTCCGTATCCCCGTCCAGACTTTGCAGCAGGCTTGCCGAAAAGCTCGTAACGGTTTCCATATATTCATTTGCGGACAGACCCGCAGTTTTATAGGCATTATCCGCAAAGGTCTGAATCGTGTCCGCGCTGTCCTTAAACAGCGTTTCCACGCCGCCTGCCAGCTGCTCATAGTCCGCATAGGCATTGATGCAGGCAGTCCCCAGAGCCGCAACGCCTGCGGATGCCGCACCGACTGCCGCAGCACTCGCCTTTACAGCCGTATTTACCGCACTGCCGATTTTTCCCAGTACCTTTTGAAATGGGCTGTCATCGCCCTTAATTTTAATTACAACAGATCCGTCTTCTGCCAATAGTCCCACCTCCGTATGGAACATCATCGGCAGCTCAGGCTCTACTTGATGTCTTTCACGTTTATCTTGATTTCAAATGTTCTTTTGCACCTTCGCCCCTTGCAGCGTAAAAAAAGCCCCTTGCACACAGCATCCTTACTGTATGTAACAGGCATTTCATAGCCGCAGTAGGGGCATTTTACTTTTTCTTCATGCACGCCATCACCTCATCCACCTTGCCATCCCCCATCAGTGCTGTGACAAGGGCAGACTGCTGTCTTTTCTCCTGCTCAGGCAGAGGCAGGGCATATCTGCGTTTCATGGCGTTATAGTAGTCCTTCTGCGCCTGCGGCATATCCCCCTTGATTTCCACCGCTCTGCACCGCATGACCTCTTTCAGCACCCTGTCCTCCTCCAGAGCCTCAAACAGTGCCATAAACTGCCACCAGTGCAGGCTTTTTCGGCTTAAATCAATGCCGTACTGTGTCAGAAACGCCCCATAAATCAGCCCTGCATCATGGGTAAAGGAATAAATCGGCAGTTGCGCTGCACCCTCGCCCTTGGCACGTTCTTTCTTCTCCTGCCTGCCGCAGCTCCAGAAATAGCACAGCCGCTCTACCGCCTCCTCTAGCGGTTCGGGGATACAGCCATAGAACAGCTTCAACGCCCGTTCCGCCTTTTCCTCATCCGTCAGCTTCTCGGAGGAAAAAATCTCCTCCAATCTCAGCATTGCCCGAAAATCAGAGGAGATGTGGTATTCCCTGCCGCCAATCAAAAAAGAGACAGGTAAGTTTCCTGTCAGCAGCTCTTTCATTTTCTTCTTTCCGCACGTTCTCTGGCTCTGCGTGCGGCTCTGTTTTCAACCGCCGCCTGTGCCATGGGGGTAGAGGGCTGTGTGCTCCGGGGGACAGGCTTCTTGTAGCTGTTTGCCCGTTCTGCGTGGTAGGTCTGCACCTCTTGGGAAATATACATCACCAGATCCAGACAATCATAAATATCCACATCCCTCTCCGCCGTAACGGCATCGACCGTATCCTCGCCCAGCAGGTCATCCAGAATGTCAAGCATGAAATCAATCCCCTTTTCGACATCCTTTTCTTCCTTCAGCTGTGCGCCGAAGGCTCTCATTTTCTCGCCTGCGTCCTCCAGCTTTTTTGCATATTCCACCGTAGCGGGGACAGTCACCTGAACCCCTTCGATATCAAGCAAAATCCCATGCTTGCGAAATTCAAATTTTCCCATCTCTTTTTCCTCCTTCTGCCCTTATACTGCCGGTGTGAATTTTTTGGTTTCTGTGTTAAACGTGCCGTCCACGAAATCCCCTACGCCGTTCAGATTGCCCGTTACCTTCATCACGCCGCCGCCCTCGCCGGAGATAGAGGAAACCTCAACCGCAACCTTAAACTTTCTCGCTTCAAAGGTATTCGGTGTTTCCGCCACAGGCTTGAACAGCTCCACTCTCACATAGTCCCTTTCGGCATCTGCGCCCGTCAGCTGATTTCTGCCGATTTCATACAGTGCCATCACTGCCGCCTCGTCCGCAATCAAGTCCGAATCAAACGCAAACGCAGGCTGATAGCTTTTAATCGTAGAGGTCTGGGCTTTCTGATTGATGTATGCTTTGGAATCCTTCTGTGCGTTGGGGGATTCGTCCAAGGTATTAAACCCAACCCCCATCAGCGCAAAGCTTTCCGTTCCGCTTTTTGCGGTGTTCAGATAATCCGCCACCTGATATCTCATTACTGCATCCATATTGTTTTCACTCCTTATCTTGTCTGAAAAAATTCCATTCTGCACTGAATCTGGTATCTTGCCATGCTTGCCTCTGCCGCCATGGCGTAGCAGCTTGTAGTTGCCTCCATCAGCATGACCTTTCTGCCCTCGCCCAGATTGGGGAGCTTGCCTGCCATGGTCTGTTCCCGCAGCCATTCGGAGAAATCCCCGTAAAAGCTGAGGTTATCCAGCTGCTGCTTGATTTTATCCCCGAAAAATTCTCTGCTTGCCACCACAAATAAAAACTGCCGCACCGTTGAGCCGTCCACATAGGAGCGCACAATCTCCTTTGCAGGCACAGCCTCAACCGAATAGCTCTGTGCCTCCTCCGGCAGAAAATCCACATGCAGCTTTCCTTCCGCAAGCGGCGGATAGGTACGCAGAAACTTCCGTACTTCCTCCATAATGTTTTTCATTTGCCCCGTCCTTTCAGATACCCTTCCAAATCCTTCTCGACTTCCTTGCCATGGTCTGCCATCATCCGCTTATCCCACTGCTTGCCACGCAATGCACCGCCATGATAGGTCAGCGGCTGTCCGGTGTAATGCTTAGGGGCACGCCCTGCCATCCCCTCGCCGACATACTGATAATGCGCATACGGCCCGGGATAGATAATGCTGTCCGCCGTCACTCTTGCGGCGTTTACCATGTGGGCAGCACTGCCTGCCGACATCGGCACATAGGGCTGACATTTCCGTTCCACATCCTCCGCCAGAAAGCGTTGTGCCGCCTTATCCTCGCCCAGACCATACCTCCGCAGGATTTTCGCTGTGCTGATATTGACCGCATAGTCTAATTTCATGCGCCGCTCACCGCCCAATGCCGTAAGTCCTTCCGCCTGCTCCTGCGGTTATCCCCAACAGAAAGCACCGTAAAATATTCCAGTCCCTTTAGGTCTGCCTGCTTTTCGATGGCATCCACCGCACCACGCACGATAAAATCTCCGTTTCGGATGGTAATATCGGGCATGGCATCCTCCGGAATACGGACGGTAATCTTCGCCGCACCCGTCAAGCCTTTGTTTTCCGGCGTGGCAATCAGCTTGCCGAACCAGCTCACACCATGAATCGCAGTGCAGATATATGCATCCGTATCCGTTTTCCTGTCATACCGCAGCCGGATATGCGTAATCGTTTCCGTACACGCAAGCATCACTCCGCCCCCCGATACAACAGCCCCGTATTGCCGAGATACAGCACCGCCGCGCGGTAAAGCCGTTGTTCGTCCGTACTGCCTTCGGTTGTGTAGGTAACAGAAATGCCGTCATTCGTTTCCGATGCAATGCCGTCCCTCTGCTCCTTTCGCAAAAGCACATCCGCCACCGCACAGCACGCCTCTCTGACCTTCTCCATGATTTTCTCATCCGTCACCGCCGCAATACGGTCAAATGTCACGCTGTCCAGATAGGCAGAAGCCTGACGGGAGAGACGCTTAAAGTCCCCCTCCGCCATTTCGCCGCAATAGGTGTCTTTGTAATACGAAAAATCCGCATAAATCATGCGTTTTCCCCCTTTACTGCTTTTCCTGCTCCTTTTCCGGAGCGGCATTTTCCTTTTTCAGAGCCGCAAGCTCCTTTTTCAGTGCGGCATTTTCCTTTTTCAGCTTCGTGATTTCCTTGCTCTCCGCTGTTTCGGGCTTTTTTGCGCCCATGCCTACTGTTTTTGCCATACGCCTTCCCTCCTTACGCTTTATGGTGCAGATAAATCCCTGCAACCTTATTTTCGTATACATCCGCCAGACCGTATGCTCTATAGAAGAACAGCCAGCCGTCACTGTCCTGATTTGCATCGGGAGAGATAACCTTGTTGACCGTATGCTTGGGATACTGCAACAGTGCAGGCTTGTGAATGACCATGAAGTTGATTTCCTTGCCTGTGCTTGCCTTCACAAAGCCGCCGACCTTCTCATTCGCACCGCTTGCGCCGCTGTTGTCTGTCTTGCCGTCATACAGGTCAATGGCGGTATAGAAACGGGTCTGGGGCACCTTCTGAATGGATGCAAAGGAATTGAGCACCTCTTTGGATTTTGTGGTATCCACCGCGTAAATCATGTTGTAGAGGGTAGGCGTGATGAACAGGTGTCTGTTTTCCTGCGGTACCTCGTCCTCATCCATTTTGTTCTGCGCCGCCACCAGAGCCGCCAGAACCGCCGCACCGTCCGCCAGTGTGCCTGCGGCTGCCTTGGAAATGCCTGTTGTGCCTGCGTAGGTCGCAAAGCGGAAGGCATCCATTTCGGGGACAACCTTCGTGCGGATAAATTCCGCCGCCAGCTTCCCGAATGCAAGCCCTGCGGTTTCCTCGTTGTCCATGGCATCGACCGTAAATTTTCTGCCACGGTCATAATTGAATTTGACGGTTTCATTCGTCAGTGTCACATCCCCATGCACATAGCCGCCGTTGCGGTCATAATCCGCCAGACCGTCCATGCTGATTTTGGGAATCACGATTTCGTTTGTGTTCGCGCCCATCTGCACCAGTGTCATATCGCCGTCCAGTGCAGAGGTAACGGACGCATTCTGATAGACCTCGTCCAGCAGGTCAATGTATTTTTTGAATAAAGTAATGCTGTTCGCCATGTTTCGTTCTCCTTTCGATTTTCCTTAGTCCTTCTTCGGGGATAAGCCCATTGCCGCTCTGACTGCCGCATCGTCCACCTCGCCGCCTGCAAAGCCTGTCCCTCTGGAGAAGGCAGGCACTCTTGCAGGGTCTTTTGCGAAATATTCCTTGTCCTGCGTCAGAGCCGCCAGAATATCCTTGTCCCCCTTGCCCTTGTTTGTCTCATCCTGCAAAGCGGTTTTAAATTCGGCGTAGACTGCCTTTTCCGTCAGCGCGTCCCGCCATTTCTGCTCCCCGACCACCGTCTTGAAGCGGCTGGAATACTCGGCTTCTTCCGCTTCTTCCTTGGCTTTTTTCTCCGCCTCGGCTTTCTCGTCCGCAATCCGCTGTTCCAGCTCCTCAAATTTCTTTTTGAAATCCTCGTTGCCCTCTGCGGATTTCTTCATATCTGCAATGGTGGTTTCGTATTCCTTGAGGGTGCCGTTGGCTTTCTCCAAGTCCGCCTTCACTGCTTCAAGCTCTCCCTTTGCCTTACCGATATCCGCTGTGTTGATGTCCAGTAAGCCCTTCAGCTGTTCCTCTGTGGCATCGGGGAAAATTTTCTTAATGTCCTCTCTTTTCATTCTTCGTTCTCCTTTCAGCTTTCAGTTTGTTCTCACGGTTCTTTCCGCACGCCTTGATAGTTTTTCGCCATTCCGGGCAATCAAAAAGCACCTACCAAAAATGGCAAGTGCTTACTTGATACCGTACTTTTCTTTCAATGCTTTCAATCGTTTGTTTTCTTCTCGCATCATCATTTTTCTTTTCACGTCATATTCTGAATCAAGCCCTCTTATCATTGCTGCATCTTCTTCCTTTGCAAGAGCCGCAAATTTCACATCGAATTCTTCTTTCAAAGCATTTTTTTCTTCTTCGTAGGACATCTTATTTCACCCTTTCAAAAATAAAGTCCTTACATTCTTTTCCAATGCCGCGCATTGTTTATAAAACAGTTCTTCATCGGGAACATTGCATATTGTATAATGATACATACTCATCCCTCCAGTCCAACACTCAGTACCACATGACCGTCTTTTCCTCCGGCACACTATCCTGCAACGCTAATTTTTCCAAACAGGCAACCGCATGACCGAGGTAAACAGGAAAATCCTTGTCATACTCAGAAAGTTTGCTGTCTACTATCTCTCCACTCTTAATATCAACAGAAACCGAGCCTAAAACACCGCTATTTTCGGGGTCATACTCTGCCGAAATGATACCGTTATTCATTTTTATATTTTTTAATTTTAGCATAGTATTCACCCGCTTCTTTTGCATAATTATATTTCTGAGATGCTATGATATGCGCTTCATCCTGTGGCATTCCTTCTTGCATCAGTTCTCTTTCCAGGATTTCATGGTTAAGCAAAGTCATATCATGCAATTCCGGTTTTCCGTCAATCAATCTTTGCCACGATTCCGCCATCATATAATCGGGAGCAAAATATTCCGGCTCTTTTCCGCCCAAATCATGCTTTTCCATAAAAATATAATACTTAATCGCGCGTATATCTTCTTCTGCAAAACCGGTTGCCTTCGCTATTCTCGAAACATCCGTTTTCATGCTGCGAACCAATCCGTAGTACCGTTCTGCGTGCGCTCTGGCTTCTTTGCTATGAGGATTCCTTGCCCCACTCACAGCACCTGATTTCATTATACCATTCTTTATTGATTTTTCAACGATTTGTCCCTCCAGTATGCCGCCTTTCCCCACAGCAGCCCTCATCCCATCCGCCTTCAATCCCGTCTGCTCCAGAAAATCCTTCTGCCTTCTGTTCCATTCCGCTATCTTGGCAGATGCCTCACTGCTGTCCAATCCTGCCGCCTGCAGGGCGTTTTGTTCCCGTTTCCATCTGCGGATGCTTCTTTCTATTTTTCGCTGCTCCTGCAACGCCTCATACTCGGTCATACGCACACCGTTATACTCGTAATCCTTCGCCTGATACTCCTTCAGCAGTGCCTTATCGTAGGTGCGGCTCATGCCCTCGAACCACGGGCGAAAGCTATGCGAGCAGTTCCATCCGCCCAAGCCTGCGCCCGTCCCATAGCCTGTGGTTTTCACAAAATCGGGATATTTTTTGCTTTTTCCGCTCCTGCTATAGATGCCGCCCTGCCATTGTGCATGGGAGGGTCTTGCCCCTGCGTGTGCGGAAACCTCCACAAGGTCTGCGCCCATTTCGTCCGCTCTGGCATCCTGCAAGCGAAGTGCCGTCTGGTTCACGCCCGTTACCACCGCCCGTCTGACTGCCACCTCTATGGTATCCGTCCGCCCGGTCGGGTATCGGATTGCTCCCACGCCCTCGGTGGAAAGCTGCTTGATGGTGCTTCGGATGGCTGTATTGTAGTCCATGCCGCCCAGCGTAATCTGCATATAGGCGCGGTCAAGTGCCTGTTCAAACTGATGTGTAGCGGTGCGTGCCGTTGTCAACGTCAGATTGCGAAATGTGCCCGCTGTTTTCTCGTATCCTGCCTGCAATACCTTCTGCAAGTCCTCAGATGCCGAAACAGGCGGCGGATTGAGCCCCTGCCTGCGATAAACCGCATCATCGGATTTCAGTGCCGCTGTGCCTGCTTCCTGCATGAGCTGCCGCAGTTCCTTGTCGGTTCTGCCCGTCAGCGTTTTCAGCCTTGCCAGAATCTCCTCTCGTACCATCCCTGCCTCCTCAAGCATTTTTGCCTGATGCTCCACCGCAGGAATCCAGTAATCGTATGTGCTGATTCTTCTTGCCATATCCGCCAGTATGTCCGCCTCCGCCTGTGCGTACAGCTTTATCATGCCATCCGGCACACGCTGTAAATATTCGGGTTTCAGCATCCTTCATCACTCCCCAAAATCAAGCGTATCCTGCGCAGGAATGTAGTCCTTTGCCTCCTCCTCGGAAATGCCGAAATACCACGCCAGCAGCTTTTCAGGCTTGAGAATATTCGCATCCACCATAGCCTTCATCTGTGCATATTCCGCGCCTGTGTCCGTCAGCACACCGTCCCCCCAGTTGAAGGTAACCTCGTACTCCCCATCGGGCGCAAGCTGATACAGGCTTGTGTAGTAGTCCATCACCCAGACCAGATGCTCCAAGGCTGTCTGTAAGGACTTCTGGATATTGCAGACCGCCGCATAGCTACGTTGCTTGCTCATGCGGATTTCCTCCGCTGTCTTTTCCTGATTCTGTGGGTCGGATAAGGTACCGTAGGACAGATTGCAGTTAAACTCAATCCGCCGCAAAAGCTGATTCAAGCCATTGAACAGGGAAGCATCCCGAATTGCAGGGCTGAATACCTCATACAAATCCCCGGTTGTCCCCTTTTCCAGATTCAGAGAGCGGAACAGTCTCTGCTTGCCGGCAGGCAGCCCTTTCCCATCCGCCTGCAATGCTCCGACAGAGGCATCCACTGCCAGCTCAGAACCTTCAAATTCCCAGAGGATACGGCTGTACTGCCTGTCCGCCTGCTCCATCAGTCCCGCCGCTCTCGCACAGACCGAAACACCCAGAGGAGATTCCGCATCAATGTGGTTCGCAAAGGGCATCTTGAAATATACAAAAAGCGGACGCTCCAAGGTGTCCCCGTTCTGGTATCCCATAACAAGATTTTCTTCCAGATCCGCCCATTCATCCACGCTTGTCAGAGCCGCAGGCACACCCAATTCTCCTTCCTGGTAGGAGATAAAGGCTTTGTTCTGCACCGTATAGCCCGCATCCGTCAGCTGATGGCTTTCCAGTCTGGTGTACCATGCACGTCCCTTTTTCACACGCTCCACGAACACCGCACCCGTCACCTCTCCGCGGCTGTTGTAAGCAGTCGGAATAAATCTGTCTGCATGCACAAAATCAATCGCTATCCTTCCGCCATCCATGTAAGGCTTGAATACCAAGCCGCCCATTGCCGCCGCAAATTCTGTCTGCTCTCTCAATTTAGAAATCACAAAAGCATAGCCTTCCTGCAAAAATGCCGCCCGTCTGCCACTGCCGCTGATTTCGCTGTGAAATTCCACAGTAACCAGTCGGGCAATCTCCGATGCAACCGCAGCGGCTAACCCAAGCGTTTCTGTGTTCTTATCTAACCAAGGCGGCTCATTGCAGAACATCTTCTGCCAGAGCGTGATGGCATCCTGCATTCCGGAGCTGATTGCCACCTCCGCACCGACTGCCCTTTTTATCGTTTCTCTCTGAAAAAACATCTGCAACACCCCCTTTACCCAAGTGATAAAATTTCGCATTACTGCCCCCTCCTTTTCCAGATGGGTTCCGTTCCATAGCGCACTGCGTCGATATGGTGATTGTCTCTGTCGGGGTAGCCGCTGATGACCTCCCCTGCCTTGTTCCTGTCATATTCGTAGGCGGTAAATTCCTTCGCTGTATCCGGACAGCGCACAGGGTCAATCACAATCCGCACCAGTGCCTGTAACCACTTCATAGAGTAGTCCACACTCCCGGGGCCCTTCACTGCTCCACGGCAGAACAGCCCATAGCTGCGATAGTCCGCAACGCTTTTCGGCTCGGCACTGTCCGCTGTAATCAAATCTGTATCCTGCACGCCGTATTGCCGCAGGAGCCTTGCCGTTTCCGCATTGCCCGTTCTGTGCCTTGTCAGCTCCCCGAAGATGTAGAGCGTCCGTCTGGCAGAATCGTAGTGCATCCGATTGAACGCCCAAGGGTCGGGATAAAAGCCCCAGTCCACACCGTTGTAAATGCGGTCAAAGGCTGCAATCTGTGCATCGGTGATTTCCTCGACCGTTACGTTGTCGAATACCGCACCGCCGCTGCCGACCACCTCGCCCAGATATTCATGCCGATATGCCTTTTCGTTCAGCTCTTTCAGATATTCCGCCTCCTGCAAAAACGCATCCCCCAACCACGCAGGCGGCACACGCCGATAATCAGAGGTATGCACCAAGCGGTTTGCCTTCGGCTGTAAGCACTCCCGGTTTACCCAGTTGCTCTGGCTTTTCGGTGGGTTGTAGCTGTAAAATACAAAAAACCTGCTGCCGCCACGCATCAGGGATTGATTGATGGTGCGGATTTCCTGCATCCCTGCAAACTCGTCCGCCTCCTCATACCAGATGTATTTGCAATAGCCCTTTCGGAATTTCGTAGATTTGATTTTCTTGGGCTCGTCCGCCCCACGAAACAAAATCCTCTGCCCTGTCGGGAGGTAGGAAAGCTGCAAAGGGCTTAGCTTCGCCTGCCATAAATTCTCTACGCCTAACGCCTCAATCGCCCAGAGCAGCTGCTCGTATACGCTGTCCTTTAGGTTGACCG